GCCGTTGAACGTAACTGGTAACGTCCCCCGCTCATAACGGGAAAATTACGTGTTCGAATCACGTACGGCCCAGAGTCACCGGCAACAGCGGTGCAAACAACTTCCACTTCGTTTCTTGGAGCTTATGCAGTTCCTCGGTTTGTATCAAACCGGCGTGGTATTCTCGGTGACAGCGGCAGCACAAAGATACGCACTTCTGGACTTCGGCGCGAATAGAAGCCCACGTGCAGCCGATAATTTCGCGTGTTGTTAGATTATGCAGTTTATGTGCAGGGACTACGTGGTGCCACTCTAATACAGACTTGGCCGCGATTCCTTTGTCGTAGTCGCAATACCAGCATGCAGTGCCCACGGCCGCGTATATGGCGGCAGATCGCATGTCTCTACGTTTCCTAAGACTACACCCTGCGCATTTCGTGCCTTTGACTGCGGTATTTGGTTTGTGACAAATGCCGCAAATCCGGAGCTCTCCTGTGAGGCGCGTAGTGCCGTGCCTACGGTCCGCGCTGCCGTCTAGTTTTTTCGTGTTGTGGTAGCCAAAAGGACTGCACTCTAGACAATATTTACGGCTTGCTAGGTTGTGTATTTTGTCCCCGACACGGTAGCGCGAGGAGAAGTGTTTTCCGCAAGAAGGAATGGCGCATGTGGGCATGCAGTAGCTTAGTAAAAAGCGTAGCGTATGGCAACCGTTTAGACTACCGATTGTTTTAATCAGGAGCGCGCGTGAGAGAGCTAAAAATATACAACGTGCGAATGGGATTTGCGACTAACTCGTCCTCATCCCATTCGATTATTTTTATCAAAGGCGGCGCCCGTGATAACGACGTGTCGGATCACGAGTTCGGATGGGAATATTTTACCGCGGCTAGCTCCGAGACCAAGCGTTGGTGGCTGGCCGCGCAGGCGTATATCGCGTTGAGTCAATTTACCCCCGGCGAGGTAGCCGCGGATATCCTTCGGGACATGTATGATTTACCTGACATCTCGTTTGAGAAGCACTCATACACCAACGATGGGTCGGGGCATATTAACGCCAGTGTAGATCATCAGAGCGTACTTACGTTTCCACGTAACTGGCTCGAGAACGATGTTCATCGGCAGTTCTTGGCGCAGTTCAGTGATTTCATTCTGCAAGACGGCGTAGCCATTCTTGGCGGCAACGACAACGATGATCACATACACCCGCTCTACAACGCAGAGCAGGAGATGCCTACGTCGTTCTTCGGCGGTGAGGGACGCGGCAACCTCGTTGCGCGCTGGGATTCGCAGTATGCGTTCTGGACGCTGTTCAACCGTCGCTCTGGCGGTAAGATGCGGTTGGCGTTCGACGACATCACGCTGCAGCGTAAAGTCACTCGTGCGGAGACGCCCGAGCTAGTAGACATCAAGATCACCGACTACTGCACGGCGGGCTGCGCGTTCTGTTATCAGGACTCCACACCCGAGGGCGTGCACGGCAACACTGCGTACATCAAGCGCGTACTAGACACGCTCTCGGAGTTGCAAGTGTTCGAAGCTGCGTTGGGCGGTGGCGAGACCACGCAGCACCCGGACTTCGTGGAGATATTGCAGTATGCGCGAGACAAGCACATCGTCCCCAACTTCACGACGAAGCGCTTGGACTGGCTGCGCAATAAGGCGCTGCGCACGCGTGTACTCGAGCTCTGCGGGGCTTTTGCTTACTCGGCTACGTCCGAGAAGGACGTGAAGAATCTCATTCGGCAGCTGGCACAGTCTGATTGCCCTGCGAGCAAAGCAATGGTCCAGTGCGTCATGGGCGTGGTACAGCTCGACGAGCTTGCGCGTATTCTACACACCTGCGCCGAGGCGAACATCCGGGTAACACTACTTGGGTACAAAACCGCGGGTCGCGGCAAGTCAGTCATGCCTAGTCTGTACAAAGACTGGTTCACAGTGGTTGAGCGCGTGGCGGAGAAAGACACGTATCTTCAGATCGGCATCGACACGGCACTGGCCGAGCAGTTCGACGCGCAGCTGAAGGCACGTGGCGTGGACACGCGGTTCTATCACGTGCTCGAGGGCGCTTTCTCGGCTTACGTAGATGCTGTGAAGGGGTCTATGGGACCGTCCTCGTACGGCCCCCGTGAGGAGCTGCTACCGCTACCGGACCCCCAGGACTTCGTCGCCAAGTATCGCGCGTTCGTGCTGCCGGAGGCTTAGCGCGGCCGCCAGCTGTCGCAGACGTAGTCCTCACTAACGTAGAAGTCGTGCAGTTTGCAGTAGTCTTTCTCGGTACCAGCAGTGACGCGGTGTTTGCACGAGCCGCAGCTGGTACTGGTGGAAGACGCTATTCGGTAACTGGGCGTATCCTCCAAAGCGGCCGTTTTGGGAGGCGCCAAACTGCCTGACGTGGTATACGGCCCTGTGTTGAGTATGCGCGCCTTAGGTGGTGTGTTGGTCTTTTGGCCCAGGCGGGTCTTGTTAAGATCGGCAACCTCGGCACTCAACATGTTCAAACCAGCACCCATATCACGAGCGGCCTGTTCAGCACCCTGTAGGTGCGCCGACCCCGTGGTGAGATCCATCGTGGCTGGTTTACCCGCGCTACCTTTTACGTTGGGCATGTTGTTATTTTAGGCCGATCACGGGACCATAACTCAGTCGGTAGAGTAGCGCTCTTTTAAAGCGTCCGTCGCGGGTTCGATCCCCGCTGGTCCCATTACAGGTAAATCAGGGCATAATGTCTAGGCCATATATACTGGAGATGACCGTGAGTCGCTACCCCAAACCTGAATGGACCGCGTGTGAAACGCGTGTCCGAAACACAGCTGTAGTTCAAGTGACCGAGTTGCCACTGCGCGTCCCTCGGTACTCATTCAAAGTAGGTACTGCTCAATACGATGAGCAGACGCAGACTCCCAAGATCGGTCCGTACTTGACCGTGTACAACGTGCAGGATGCCGCGATCTTGCTCAAGGAGCTAGGCGACAAGTACGTAGCGCTTCGCGCACAGAAGGCGGCTGAGGCTGGCCTCAGCATTCAAGCCAGTCCTGACGAAGACGCCGCTGAATAAACTACCAGGGCAGCCAAGTCCTCTTGCGCGGGCGAGAGGATTTGGCGTCTTCGGCGGCCAGGATCTCGCGCTCTGTGTTGGACATCGCGCGTTCTAAGGAGTGGTCCTCAGTAAGCTCGGGCGGGACCGTCACTTCGGTGCATACGGAGGGGCGTCCTTCGACCAGCTGAGTGACTTCGCGAAGCTGTTTGAGCTTCTCGTTTATCTGTGCGGCCTGCATGCGAACCGTCTGACGGTTACGGGCGGCTAACTCGCTCGGGAACTGTCGCTCAGCGGTCGCGGTCGCGTCTCGCATATATACTCCGTAGTTCTTTGGCTAGAGATGCGGTTTGCTCTACGGCGGTCACTACGCTGCGACCGTACTCATCGAGGGTTTGCGCGACTTCGGCCTCTCTGTTTATCTGCGCTTGCCGAACAGCGTCAAGCTGCTTGTAGTGCGTTTCGCGGTCAGCCTTGTTCTCGTCTTCTTTTTTAGTGCGAAGATCTGCGTGTTCTTTGCGTTCTTTTAGGTATAGCCACACGAATAGCCCTGCAATGAGACCTACGGGTCCCTGGCTAAGCAGTAGCTGTATACCTTCCGGCAATTCGCTCACGACGAGTCACTCGAAGGCCATGAAACTTACGGTCGACCCGGTGGTGGACGCTGGTGTGGTGACTAGGAACCGGTTAATGGTCTGGCCCGTGGGGTTCGCAATGCAAATCCAACCGGACGCAGCGGCCACCGCGGTAGGTGTGGGCGTCACTACGACGCCATCGGACACTTTGACGACCACGTCGGTCACCACCGAACGTACTAGTACGAACTTGGGGGCGGTGACGGTATCCAGTAGAACAGGCACATCAACCGAGCTGGCGGCGATTTGTACCGTCTTTATGGACACCTCGGTGTACGCCAGGGTGAACGTGAACGGCTCACGGCACGGCACGGATCCATCGGGGACGGTACTGCCGTAGGACAGCGTTAACGTGGCGGTAAGTGTCGGCATGTGGCTATTATAGCGTTGTCAGCAGGTTCTATCGTTGGTCGGCTGCAGCGCAGCGTTGAAAACGGAGCCGGACGTAGGTTCCGTGGCGGCCGCGGCAGCGGTGGCTTCGGCGGTCTCGGTCTCGGTACTGCGCGACGCAGTCATGGTGTCGTCAAAGCTGATGGTGTAGGAGGTGGCTGCGACAGCCTCCACGCTGTCTATGGCGGCCAGCAGGGTAGAGCTCTCGGAGCTACCGAAGAATGCCTCCAGCAGGCTTATAGTGGCCGCCAGCTGGTCGATGCCCGGGGCGCCGCACAGGAAGACTACGCCGGCGACTAGTTCGCCGTTGTCGAAAGCAGGGCGGGTAGAGTCGGAAGTATCAGACAGGCGGCGGGCCAGCTCTCCCAGCCAGCCGTTGATGCCTCCCGACCCTAACGTGATGACCGTAGCGGACAGACCCGCGGCTGATTCTCCGCTGATGGCAGCTAGCCGCGCGTTTACTGAGGAGAGGTCGTCTACCACCGCACGTAGCTGTGTGACGGTGCGGTCTAGCTGCGCGATCGTGGCGGTTAGCAGCTGGGACGTGGAGCTCGCCACCGTAGTACGTGTTTGCAGGTTGGCGAATAGTCCGTTTATGAGTGAAACGACCTCAGTGAGGTTGGGAAATAGGCTGAGCAGGTTGGGCGTCGCTTGCCAGTCGGGGCTGGTGCCGGTGCGTCCCTGTGATGGCGTGCCTTTGATCTTTACCCGCACACAGTTGGACAGGTCGCTCATGGGCTGAATTTCCGCGTTGCTTACGTCTGCGTCGTCCGGGTTTACCGTCGCGTAGCGCACGGAAGTCGCGTAGTAGTACACGTTGCCGGGGGTCAACTCACTGGAGCTGTCTGTATATTTAGGCAATTCGCCGTCGTATGGTACCCGAGCAACGACCTTGACCCCGTTCTCTTCCTGCAGGTCGCTGGGACTCTCTCGAGGTTGCCGAGAGAACAACTGGTTCCAGGTGAACTTGTCGCGTAACTTCGCGTTCTCAGAACGTAGGATGAAAACCTCTTTGATTTGCATCGTCTCGTTGGTGAACAACCGCAGAGACGTCGGGGCTACGTCGGAGTTCCACTCCAGAGCCACGCTCATTTGACTAAGGGTGTTCACGTCCGCGGTGACGCGTGCTACCAAGTCCTTAACTGTGGGACGTGTGCCTGCGGCTAACTCAGCGTGATCTCCTGCCTGGATCAGGCTTGTGAGCAGGTTGAAGTTAGGCTGCAGGCTGGCAAGGTCGGTAGCGCCAAACAGCACGCATACCCCTGCAGTAGCGAAGTTGTCGGGGAATATCGGGCGGTGCACGTCGCCGGTGTCTGAGGTGGACGCTGACAGTTCCCGCCAGAACCCCTCGTTGCCGCCGATTGCGGAAGACGACGCGTTGATGAAATTGGCTACGTCGGGAGGTAGCGTATTGATGTCTATATTTGAGAATCCCCCGCCGCTCACGAGGTCGGCGAAGTTGGGAGATTGGGTGCTACCGAGCTGCTGACCCACCGTGCCTTGCACACCTCGGTAATAGTAGCGCTTCTGTATGGGGATGAAGATGGCATGTATCGTCGTGCCTCTCGCAAGCCCGTTGACGATACCCTGAACTTCGTCGATTACTTCACGCAGGGCGCTTTCCAGCGCAGTAGCTGGAGAGCTAGCCGCAAGCGACGAAACCAGCTGCAGCGCTTCTCGCAGAGTCTCTAGATATGTAGTCAGCGTGTCCAGAACATCGGACACGGCTGTAGTCGTGTCAGTCAGTTCCGCGGGGATCAGCTGGCTTAGATTTACTGTCGCCCAGTTCGCCATTCGCGCGCCTCAGTTGTTTTTGTAGCAGTGAGTGTAGTCGCTGCAACTTATCGTCTAGCTCTTTCTTCTTGAGTGCGGAAACTAGCCGAGAGAGTCGTAGGGTAGCTGAAAATACGGGCGGTTTGTTCCAGGTAGGGGGCATAAAAATTAGACGCGTTGTTGGGGTATAAGAATATGTAGACCTCGGCAAGCTCGCCGAGGAGAAAGGTGGGCAACATGCCCGTGATCCTGTTGGGCGTTTGGGGATGGCTGGTTTTCGCCGTCGGTGGGACGGCGAGCGTGGTGATCCTCGGGGTCACCGCACGGTGGATCCTGGAGGGTCGCTCGGCCAAGAAGCTGGCCGAGGACAACGCCGCACTCGTCGAGGCCTGGCAGGCCGACGGGGTGCGCGGTGTGGAGCTGGCGCTCCACACTCGACGCATGGTCCACAGCGAGCGGGAAGGGCGACTCCTCGCGGAGGTATTCTCCGCGAGGCAGGAGGCCCAAGCCGCGAAGGCGGCAGCGGCACCAGCGCAGGCGCCTGCCCCGGCACCAGAGCCGGAGCAGGCGCCACCGCCCCCAGCCAACCGCCGTAAGGCGGCGGCGAGCTGAGGACTGGCCCGCATGCCAGCGTTAATCGCGTTGGCGATGTGGGGCGCAGGACTTCTCAGTGTGGGAGCGGGTGTTCTAGTCTTAGAATACCACTCCCACACTGAGGGAAAAGTCCTAAGAGCGCGCGCGGTAAAACGCGCTGCTCTTTTAGCCCAACGTCGCGGACAAGTAGCTACGTTTTTTACTAGTGACGGTAAGACCCACGTAGGGACTATCGTCCATACCGACGCGGATATACTGCTAGTAGTCATAGACCCAGTCAAAGACGGGAAAGGGAAACGTAAGGATCTAGTAGAGGTATCTCTGCTAGATGTGGACGACCTCAATGTGCTCAACGGATGAGTAGACATTGACTGTGTCGGTAACAAAAGATCACAGGTGTAGTGGTCTTTTGTTTAGCTGGAAACTCCGGCCTTCGTGCTTTTTACGTTGTTCAGCATGCTTGTGAGCGTAGAGCCTATTGGCGCGGTAGGCGTGAGCGTGGCGCTGCTAGCTAGAGGATGGGTATGTGTGTCTAGCGCTATGAAGAGGGCTTGCATCAGCTGCTGCAGTTCTTCGAATTTTGCCAGATGACTCACCAGAGTGTCCCCGCCCAAGATCACCGAGTCCATGAGACTAGTCTTGAGTTTGATAGTTTGACTATTGGTGGTGATGTTACCTGACGTGGTTTCCAAGGTTATGCCGCCGCCCTGAGTGGATTTCAGTTCGAGGGCTCCGGCGGTGGTAGTCACCTTGTACGCAGAGTTAGGTGAGTCGACAGAGCCTAAGCTCGTGGTGAAGTCACCATCTTCTACGGTCAGGGCTAGCGCGGTGTCGCCTTCACCGCCCTGTATGGAGATAGCCATGTTGCGTCCGGAGGCGATGCCTATGTCGCGGGTGGTCTGTATTCGAGCGTCGTTTCCGGCATTGATCACATGATCCGCTTCAGTCGTAGTTAGCACTGAGCCAAAGACTGAGAGCGTGTCGTCGGACTCTACTGTGACCTCGCGTGCACCCGCTATGGTAACAGCGCTGTCTCCGTTGTGTTCTTCGGCGCGTCCGCCGCCTGTACGGTTTCCAGAGCAGATGTTTACGCCGTTCACACCGAATATCTCGCAGGCCCCAGAAGAGTCTACGTGCAGTCTAAACAGCGTTTGGCCGCTGGGTGTACACAGCTCGAAGTTGAACAAGTCACCGATGGCGCCGATATCTAGCTTTACGGTCCAGCGTTCCTCGTCAGGACCAGACTCAGTGCGCTGGTCGCTGGCACCACGGAAGCTCAGGTTTACACGGCCATCCGTATTTTTTACGTTTAGCTCTCCCATGTCCGTAACATTTCGGTAGTTACGGCTAATTACCTCTACGAGGTCATTGAGATTGTGCGTGCGCACCTGCGCCATGGCACTGCCCTTGATAAGTGCAGTGCCGCCGGTCAATACTGCGGCCATTGCACCATCAGGGCCGGTCTGTACCCAGTCGCCCGGCGCTACGTCTCTGGGTTCTGCAGCTAGTCGGTAGTTGCCACGACCCGCGATTACCGTTCTATTTGGGCCTTCTCCGCCGATACCGGTAGCCTCAGTCACAGCAATAGCTTCGGAGCCCGCGTTGTCCGTAGCGGGCATGTTGAGGATGCCCATTATTACGGGGAATCCGAAGTCGTAGGTTACGCACACCTCGGTGCCCGGTGATAGCGCTGCGACTTCGCCGGGCGTCGCGCGCATGCGCGGCACCCCAGACAACGTGCGACCGCGCTCCGTACGGATCGTGGAAGTGTAGTTGTCGGATTGGTAGCTAATTACCGTAGCGAATTCGCCGCGGCGATTACGGTCAGGCATGCCGCCATGGCGGCCGCTACTCCCATCGGGCGTACTCGTCGGATCAGTCCTGTACATGACAGGACGATAGCACAGACTGAGTTACTGGTAATAGCCGTAGGGGTCTTGGTTTGGCTGCGGCGCAGGGCCTGGAGCAAGCCGCCCGGCAGCACCCATGCCTATGGCCGTACCGCCGGCGGTACCTGCGTGCTCAATCCACGGCTCCGCAGCGCGTATATGCTCTAGGTTAGTCAGCAGGGTCTCCGTGGAAGGGCGCACTGCTCCCGCGAGCTCAGCTGCGTCTGCAGCAGCAAGGTGTTTATTTGCTACGCCTTCAGCCCACTGTCTTATGCCGGACCCGGTCCGCCGCCCTAACGCCGCGCCACCAGCGCCTCCAGCAGCGCCTAGCGCGCTGCCCAGGAGTGCTCCTTCTATACGGTTGCCTTCGCCAGCGGCGAGTGCGCCCGTCGTAGCGCCCAGGCTTGCTCCAAGTAGCCCAGGCGCCACCAGGCTTGCCTGCTTAAGCAACCCTAAACAGGCGGTTGCGTACAGGCAGCCCGAGCGGTAGGCGCGATGGCGCATCGTCACACCGTGGCGCTTACGGTGCTGCTGTCGATCTTCTCTGCGGCGACGTCGGTGTCGGTCGCGTCGATGAAGCCGATGACCTGATCTAGCGAAGCGCGCGACACGTTGGTTAGTACCTGGGTGTCTTCGCCGAAGGGTAGGAGGCGATCGAATACGAAGCCCACCTGCTCCATGATCTGGTTGCCGCCTGCTTGGTAGCCGATCGTGTAGTTGGTCAGCATGGTGAGTTCGGCGTAGAACCCGCCCACGAAGTCGTGAGCCTTGGTTCGGAACACCGAGCCTAGACCGAAGGGGATGAGGTACAGCTCGGAGTCCAGATTGATGTAGAACTTGGACTGGGCGCTGCGCGCTGCCGGATCGTCCAGCAGATTGACGGGCAGGTTGGCTGCGCGAGCGCAGTGGTAGAGCACGCGGAGTAGATTACGTCCGTTCACGAACAGGCGCTGCATGTTGCCCTGTCCTTGCGCCTTACCGCTCACGAAGAAAGAGCGGCCTGAACCGATGGCCATCATAGGCTGGGTGGGCTTGGACTGGCTTAGGCTGAAGTTCTGCAGCATGCCAATCGCTAGCAGCGACTGGATGCTCTGGCCGTTGCTGCGCGCAACGTCTACGGTGTCTAGACGTGCCGGACCAGCAAGGACAAGCGTGTCGTCAGGGTGCGCGGACGTGTACGCCGCGTTATCCATGACGCGCTCGACATACTGATCCTGGAAGCGCCAGGATGCTAGATTTCGTGTAATACCGAGGGGCATGGGAACTCCTGAAGAACGTGTGCGAGTATTCTAGTCTACCCAGATCCGAGTAATTGTCTACGAGGTCCTCCGACGCGGGGCGTGAAGCCGGGGAGGGGTGCCGTAGGGGCGGCCGCGGCGGGTACCGGCGCAGCTGCTGCCGGGGCTGGCGGACGATAGGTTGTGAGGGTTGCTGTCGGAGCCTCTACGACTTTGTGCACAACAGGGCTCGTCGCCGGCACAGCGTCTTTAGTGGGAAGTCCCCACGGCTTGTACCCCAGCTCTTGTACGGCCGGTACGCCTTTAGCGGTAGACGGGGCTGTGGAGAACAGCCCGGCGTGAGCCGCACCCAGTCCACCACGTTCTGCTGTTTGCCCTGCTAAGGCAGGCAGCGCGTGCTCAGCCGCAGCCGTGGCCTTGGGTACTAGGTTTTGAACGCCACCCGGGCCTAACCTAAACAGGTTGGCCCTTTTCTGTAGGTGCTCTTTGAGATTCTTGGGCTTGTTCTTGGACTTGGCCTTGTCGGCGTCGTACTTGAACTCGCGCCCAATTGCGCGGCCCCCTAGTGTACCGACTAGGGCGCCGGTTATGGGGGCGTAGGCGTTAAGCGCTGCGGCGCGCAAAGAGTCTGCGGGCAAACCCAGGTGATTAGCCAGTGCCTTGGCGCCCAGACTGGCAGTGGCAGCACCCGTACTCGCTCCTAGCATCGTAGACAGAGACATAGGATCGATTAACGGATCCTTGTCTACATCTACTGGGTCGTATGCCAACACAGGTGCGCCGGGGCGCACGATCGTTGCGTCGTCTGCTGCCGCGTACTTGGGTTCTTGCGGATACCCTTGTGGTTGGGGCTGCTGCTGCTGCTGCTGCTGCTGCTGCTGCTGCGTCTGCGCTTGTGCTCCGTGTCCTTTAGGCCGGAACACGTCCGGGTCTTGTATTGCCTGAGGCAACAGGAACATCGGCGCAAACATGGCGGCTTGCTCAGCAGGACCGCCAATCGCGTTGGACAGCGAGCCCTGCCACCCTAGTGCGCGTCGACCATCGGGGTGTATCCCGCGCAGTTTATCAGTACCTGCACGCGCCACGTCGTTTACGCTTCCGAAGAAGCCGCGATTTTGCGTGCTCTCTACTGCCTTATGCAGCGCGTCTCCCGATAGGCCGCGCGACGTGCCGATGTGCTCCAGATGCGCGCGACGTGCGTTCATCACAGGGTTCATCAGCACGCCGGACGCAGCACCGAACGCGCCGCCAGACAGCGCACCGTGCGCAGCACCCCGCGCCGCGCCTTCCCAACGTTCGCCGGGGTCCGCGGTATATGCGCCGATTCCGGCTTCGAGCCCGCCTTGTATGCCGGCGCCTAGCGCGGTCTGTTTAGCTATTTCGCCAGGCATACCTTTTAGATATGTACCTGCGAATTGCGCACCGCGGTCGCCGAGCACTTTACCAAAGCCCGACTGCACAGCAGCATCTGCCGCCGTACTGGCAGTGCTGCCCGCGTGGCCGAGCCCCGTGGACACAGCCGAGCGCAGGCCGCCACCTGCAGCGTAGGTTGCCTTGCCCGTGTTTATGGCGTTGGACGCCCACGGGCGCACTGCGTTCCACGCGTTACGCGCCGCCGTGAAGAACGCGACCTTCTCTAACCCTAGGCCGGTTAGTGCAAGGTCGCGCCCCTCAGCGTACGCGGAGCTTTCGTGCAGATTGCTCATGGACTTACGTGATCAGCCTACCAGGTGCAGGCCGATTACGTTAAGGGGCTTGGGCAGGTCCACTTCCATGAAGACTTCGACACGGTCTGCGGAAGCGGTCGACACCTCTAGCGAGGTGATCGAGGCGTCGTTGATGGGCGCGCCGATTCGCGCTACTCGGCGCAGCTTGAGGTTCTCGGTGCCCGTGTTGAGGGCCTGGCGGATGAACCCGAGCGTGTCGTTGTTGATGTTCCAGATGCCGAGGAACGGGTCGAGGACGCTCACGTAGAACACTGACACGAAGTCGAAGTTCTTCACGATGGAGTACTCGCCCGACTCGAGCGTCGCGGGGTCTGTGGTCAGCTGGTGGATGCTGTACGGAATGGACGTCGGCGCCTGCTGCACGAAGACGTACCAACCACCATCGGACAGGTCCGTGAGCTGCTGCTCGCTGAAGTAGTCGCTCGAGTGTGTGAGACGGCTGATGCCGACGACACCCAGGCGGCTGAAGCCCTGGTGGCTGGGGTAGCCCGCGGTCATGCCGCCCACACCGGCAGCGGCGTAGTAGCCCGGCTGCGGGTCTGCAGCCGCCGCAGTGCCGTCGGGGTTCTTGGGCTTGCTGTTGTCTACGAGACCCGAAACCGTAAGCACGTCGGGCCATGCGAGCAGGGCGCGGCGCGAGTTGAGGCTCTGCGACTCGGCGACCAGCTGTGTCACCTGCTGGGTCTTGGTCAGATCGCGGATTACGCGGTAGCGGATAGTGAACGGTGTAACCAGCGTGCCGGTCCCGAGACGATTATCGAAATGGGGCAGCTCTGCTTCCACGACGGAGCTGTTGTTTACGTACAGCCCCGATACGATGTTCGTAATCTCGAGACGCTGTTCGCTGACGACGGCGTTGACAGTGAACCGCTTATTACCCGAGGGCGCGAAGACACCATTCGGGTTCTGCGGGATCTCGAGGATGTCTCCGGGCAGAACGCCATCGGTGAGGAACGTCGCCGCCGCGTCGTAGAAGCGGATGAACACCGTGTCGAGCGCGGTGGTAGACGCCAGGCCGTCCACACCTGCCACCGTACCAGATACGGCAGTGGCACCGACCGCAACCGGAAACAGCGCCGGCGTAAACGCGAGTGCCACCAGGTTGATGGACCCGCTGAACGGGATCGTGACGCCAGCGCCCGTGTTAAGGGCAGAGGCAACCTGCGCAGCAGTGATGGACGCGGCGGCCCAGTCACCGTTGATGATCGTAGAGACGTTCGCTACTTCTACGATGCTGTTGATGCCACCGGGTACGGTGGCGTCCTGGAACAGCTGGATAGTGCGGGCACCCGCAGCGACACCCGCTACGCGGCTGAAATACCGCACGCCGGTGTTGTCGTAGTGGGCTCGGTTATCAACCAGCGGGATGATCGTAGCGCCGGTGCTCGGACGTACGACCTGGTAGTTGATGCCTTCGGCAACACCTACTGTCGCAGGTAGCGCCTGATCAAGCTCAATCTGAGTGTTGCTGTTGATGTGCGCAATCGTGTAGGTGCCGTCTAGCGGCGCCACGTTGGGGCTCGCCGAAAGAATAAGCTGGTCCCCAGGGCGGAGATTGCTGGTGAGGGCCGTGAACGCCGGGATGTTGATCGTACGGATGCCCGGAGGCACCGCGCCAGCGAGCGCCTCCGTATTGCCCGTCACGACCTCGTCGCTGATATCCTCGGTGACCGGCAGCGTCCCGTTGCCGATAACGACACGGAATTTCTGGGGCACACCCGTAGACAGCGACACCAGCGGATCTGCGAGACTCTCGTTGTCGGCCTTGAAGGCAGCAACGATGTTGAGATCGGGGTTCAGGGGGACGATCGCGTAGATGTCCTCGAGCGGCGAGATGACGTCCTTGGCCTTGTTGTATCCAACGAGGTCGTCCGTATCTACGCCGAAGAACTGGATGGGCGCCTGACCCGAGTTCTGCAAGGCTACGAAGCAGCCCGCAGCGAGCGGGTTACGCGCGTCGATCTTGCCGATCTTCGTGAGGATCTCTTGCGTGGAGACGACGGTGTCCAGGGTCTGCAGGTCCGTGCGGTATGCGCGGTAACCCACGTAGACTTCGGCGTAGGTCACGATACGGGGCGTGCCGCCAACCGGGACCGTAACGCCGCCAAGGATCTGTATCTGGTTGGACGTACGGAACGTCTGTGTAGAGACGAACGTGTCGTCGATCTCTGTATTAGAGAGCGCGCGCTCAACACGGTAGCGGAGTGTTCCCGCAACTGCCGCGGTGAAATTCGACGTGACTCGCAGTACCGTCTGGCTATCGACGCCGCTGATGGTCAGCTTGAGATTGGGCGTGAGCGGGCCGGACGGGTTATCGACGATCAGGATATCACCGGCCTGCACGCCCGCCGTCTGGAAGGTCGCGCCAGCGGACGTGAAGGTGTTCTCGTTGGGAGCGGTGACCACGGTGGTACCGTCCGTACCTACCGCGAGCCGTACACGGAACTTGTCGAAGAAGACCCGCACCGAGGCCGGGTCTACCCAACCACCTGCGACGATTCCAGGCGGCGCTGCTAGCGTGATAGCCGGTACGAATGCCACCGGGGGCGTGTACGGGTTATCGGCGTTGAGCGTGCCGTAGTTAGACACCTGGATATTCGCGCGGTCGTCCGGGAAATCTAGTACCTGATAGGCCGGTCCTAAGATCAGGCAGTTGAGGTCGGGCGTTACCGGAACCACCGTGGGGGTGGCGGTTTCCTGGAATAGAAGTACTAACGGCCTGGTCATTTTTGGGGCTCCACAGCGTGGACGGAGTGCGGTCTAAGTATAGGAGTTGCAGCTGTATGCATCAAGAAAGGAGCCAGTGTGCTGCAGGTCATCCTGTTTTTCTGGACAGAGAGTTCAGCACTACTTCTTGGAAGTAGCTGTCGGGGTTGGTGCTGCCTTTGACGCGTGTGGCTATCTGCTGCAGCAGCGGCGCGATGGGTACTTGAGACCAGCGAATCCAGAAGGACACCTGGAAATCAATCATAGTGCTCCACTTGTTTACGTCTCGTGGAGAGGGCTGCGTGGGGCCGAGCGTGGGGTGTGTGAAGTCGTGTAGTCCAAACTCACGCTGTATTACGTCTTGTGAGGCGAGTAGCATGAATTGCACTATGTCACCCAGCACGGCGCTCTCACCCTCGTCGTTGGACACTACCTCGACCTGCATCTGACAGGTCGTGTATGCGGCGAAACCTTCTAGGTGGTCCGGCAGGTGAACACCTGCGCGGTCACCCACTACTACTCGGGCGGGCACTGTGTTCTGGCGTGTGACGTAAACAGCCGGCGTCTCGTTACGAGATTCGGTTTCCTCGTTGTAAGACGCCTCTATCACCACGCCCGTCTGGGTGATGTCGGGGTTCCAGACCCAGTTGAGGCCAGCGTTTGGCGTAAACCTCTCCCGTATTACTTCCAGAAAGATGCCCTGAATGGCCAACGGGGACCCCGCGGCAATGACGCTGCGGTCTTGCGGTGTCTTAGGGCGGACTTGGCTGTTCTCGTGGCCGGCCATTAGTAGATCACGGGTATGTGGTCGAAGTTGACGGGGATCCGATACTCGATGCTATCGCGGGCTATCTCCGAGAGCGTGAGCTCTTGGTGTACCACTACTGAGCGGAGCTCGGTACGCGTAGCGGTGTCTACGATGAAGCGGGAGTTGCGAGCTATGTCTACCAGTACGTCGTGGACCTCTACGGCAGGGTAGTCTAGCAGCACGAGACGCTTCTTGTTAATGTCCGTGTTTCCCTGCGGGGACATCTGCGTCTGTACGTTGGTGACGCCCTGACGCGCGGTTATTCGCACGGGTGCCCAATACCCGCCCTCGAAGCCCGTACCGTAGCACTCGTTGCACTTGCTGCGGGTGACGCGCTTAGTCAGTAGGTCAAAGCACACTTTGCAACGGGTGCCCCAGTGCCGACGCTTGAGTACGGCGAACTGCGTCCCGTTGAACTTAAACGCCACACGCTCATCGCGTAGTATCTTGCGCTTGAGCAGCATTTGCCTCTTAGGCAGTCCTGCTTCTAGTGAGCGTACACCTGCAGAACTGGCTCCTGCGCTGTCCGTGATCGTTACGCGGTAGTAGATCTGGCGGCTCAGAGACAGGAAGTTCAGATTCTCTCGAGTGTTACCGGGCGCAGGGGCAGGCAGTGCGCGTAGGTCGTCGTAGAAGTGAAAACCCGCCAGCCCGTCTATTACTAGCTCGTACGGCCCTTCAGGCGCCCCCGCACGCTCGATCTTCGTATTAGCAATGGGATTTAGAGTGGGATTTTCAATTACCCATTGCAGGAATATACCGTGATCACTCTGCGACCGGTATATAGGAGTCGTGCGTGTGATGACTGTTTGCATCGGAGAGCGTCATACTAGGGCGGTAGGACGGGCTATACGGCGGGCCCGCTCGGCTGCGCAGCGGTGTTGCCGTCCATAGTATACGTGTCCGTGGGTTCGTCGTGGAACCTAAACGTGCGCGCTATACCCTCGTCCGGTACCTCTGGGTGACCCCCAACGATTTTCCGGTAACCGCCGGGCTGGCTCATGGGCAGCCCTAGGAAGTCGCCGGGCACTTGGTTGTGGGTAGGGCCCGGGCCGCGTGTGGCTGTGTTGGTAGGGCTGAAGGCGCTGAAGTCCGAAGCGCGCTTAGCGAGGTAGTCTCGCAAGCTGGCTAGCTTGTTACCGGCGCCGGGCGGCGCATTCTCTACGTGACGCTCGAGTAGCTTGTAGTAATCGGGGCGCTCGTTGAGATGATCTACGGCTATTTGCCGCGCGATGCCCGCCCGATCGGTGTGTTCTTTCTCCACCCGAGTTCCGCGAGCTACTTGGGACTCGGACACGTTGGCGTCTGAGGTCTGCTTGAAGCCTGCTAGGTCCATGATCTGCGAATCAGATAGAGCCGCATGCTTAGCCGAATGCAGCGTGTCTACCGTAATCACTGGATCCTTGGACTTCATGCGCGCCGACAAGACGGTCTTGAGCGTCAGCTTGGGTGTAGATCCTGGCGTGCGCATCACCACCGCCTTGCTCCCATCAACGAGAGGCACGGTGAACTTCTCAGGCAGCTTGTGCGGATCGGCTGCGTGAAGGACGTCGCGCAGTGTCTTCAGGTGGGGCTTGCCCAGAGTGCTGCGTTCGGCGAAGCGGTCGTCGGCGTGGGCCGCTTCCTTCCTGATGAAGCGGTCATGCCACGACGGGATCACCTCAACCAACTTCACCGGGGTCTCAGCAGTGAGCTGGCGATTCCAGTCGTACTCCCGCCCGGTGTTCGTCAGGGCTGGCTTCACGTTGCCGCTGACCTCGTAGACGTAGACGGGGTGATCCTTCGGCGGCTCTTTCTTGAAGTCGAGCTGCTGCGGAGGACGGCCATCATCACCGCCCTTGTGGTGCAGGTCCTTGCTGCCCCACGGCGCACCGAAGACGGCGGCGTCCTCCTTGTGCGGGGTCACCCAGGAGCCGCCACGGAGGGTCGTCAGCTTGTGCGGACTGCCGTGGTAATAGACCGCCTTCGCCGCCACCTTTTCGCCGTGGTTCTTCTTGTCGAGGACCTTCGCCCGGAAGTCCTCGAGCGACATTTTCTTCATTGAACCGAAGAAGCGAGGGTTGTTGTACTGCTTCAGGTACGCCGACTTGGCAGCCGCGGCATTCGGGAAACCGAGCATGCACTTCTGCTCGTCAAACTCCTTAAACTCCGGCGCTTTCATCTGATTGATCACGTAAACATACGAAGCACCTTCGTCGGGGCCTACGTACACGTCTACGTGATCGCCGTCAGTCCCTAGTGTTTTACGTATGTACCCATACGGGTACTTCATCACGGTCACGCCGTGTTTATCTTCGTGTGGGTCGTACCATTCGCGTTTGTCCCCTACGTCAGTTTCAATGCTGATGTCTAGGCCTTGAAACTTCATGCGGCGAGCGAGCTTGTGCTTGGCCGCTTTCATAGCGAAATTAGCTGCCCTGTTAGCGCCGGTAGCTAACAAGGGCATTGCTGCATAACTGGCTTGAGGCAACGCAATGCTCGATAGATATTCGCGCAGTGTAGCGTCGTCAGCCCCCAAACGCTTTAGTCGCTGATATCCTTGGTAGTCTGCGCCCAGCTCCGCACCTATTCGCGGGGCCGCCAACAGCCCTGCGGTAGCTAGTGTTGTGGGCCAACGTACGCCGGCAAAACCCTGAGCCAGGCCCACAAAAGGTGTAGCTTTTAGGGCCCAGTCAGCTGCGCGGGAGTGGCCTATTTGCCCTAGCAGGGTATCGTCTATGTCTGCGTGACCTAGTTCATGCGCTAGACCTGGCCAGCTGTGTCCTTGCGCCGGGTCATGTACGATGAACTTGGAGCCCTTGTCGTTACCAAAAGCAGGCCCACCGTCTGCTGCGGCAATTAGCTCGGGGTCTGTGCGCAGCGGCAAGGACGAAGACTCGAGTAGTTTCTTAGTCCAGTCCTCAGCGGCACTCTTCAACAAAGCACTTTGATTAGCCCCTACCGGAAACGGGTGCGCTTCGTTGTGCGGGTGATTCAGCAGCTGCTTCTGCTGTTCTTCAAAAGCAGACGCTGCGTTATTAGCCGGATCATCGTTAGTGCGTCCATGGCTACGCCCAGAATCGCCCGTGGCGCTAGACAAAGGGCTGTACATGGCCGAGCCCATTTCGGGCGCGGACGCTAGCTTGCCCGGCCTTTGCGGGGCGCGGCGCATATCAGAGCGGGTTCCCTTGGAACCGGCGAACAGGAGATCCCGCGGAGCTACTCATGTCGTAAGCGCCTGACGCAGTCTGAATCCCGTGCTGTAGATTCATGCCCGGGGGCTTATCCGCCCGAGGGTCCAAGTGCATGCCACGCCCCATCTTGGGCGCATTCAGCTGAGGCATGCCGTCGTTGCCCATCAGGGAGTTGGCGCTCGTCATTCCGGACATGCCGCCAGAACGCATCCCGCCGCCTACGCCAAACGTCGCGGCCGCAGCCGCGGCTTTCTCAGAGCCGTGCGGCTGCGTCATTGCGGGCTCGGGGCCGAACGACGCGTCCAGGTTGTTGTTGGTGTCAAAGGCCCTCTGAATAGAGAGGCGGTTGCGTAGATCACGGTCTACCAGCAGGCGGTTAGCGTCAGCAGCGCCTACACCGTACAGACCGTCACCATACTGCGCGTACCCGGCGTCAGATTGGCTGGCCATCTTGGGCACCATGAACGCCGGGGCAGGCTCACGCTTCGCGTGGAGTTGCTGCTCTTGCACCATGTTGTCGTTGTTGGTCGGAGTTTCGCCCGGAGGGCCAGGAGCGTATTCGATAGCTCCCGCAGCCGTTCCCAGCTTGAGGCGGGCAGCCAGACAACCCATTGCGTAGGCAGCAGTAACCATGGGATCCGCCTAACTTTGGTGGAACCTGGACACGTTGCGATACCCCGAGGACAGGGATCCGTAAGCGCACTCCAGGTTGTTTTGCGTCTTTATCCCACGCACCATCTCGTCCCACTCCGCCTGCAGCGCTTGGGCGAACTGTAGATACAGCGGGTATTTGTCGTCGATGCCGATGGGCGCGATGTCGCCATCTTGGTAGGTAGCTTGGTTCCGTAGCTGCAAGAAGGCGCAGCTCTTTATCAGGTACGCGGCCACACCAAGCAACAGCACGTACTGTAGGTGGCTGGGCCATGTAGACGGAAACATCGTTGTTTGAGGAGTCACGGCGTTGTATTTCGACGTGACCATCTCAATGCCCTGATTGACGTCTTCCTGGCTGAATTCGACGTCATCGAGCAGGATGTTCTTATCGGGGTAGTCGCGCATGAACCTACGGACTTGATCCGTAGTCACGATGATCGGCGTGGCCGGCGTTGCGACTATGGGCATGACTAACGCTCAGTAGAAATCGCCGCAAAGTCCGAAGGTCATACGCGCGATAGGCGCGACTCCTGCGGCTGTAGTGAGTACGACGTCTTGTCCAGGTAGCACGATCGCGAACACGCCGTTAGCTGCGCTGTTGAGATTCAGCGCGAGATAGCGGTCTGTGCCCGACGCTACTTGAATGTCCCCCTCGCGGAACAAGGGAGCGTCTCCTGCAGCGTAGGGCTCTCCAGACGTGTTGTCGGGACGTGCTCCCGAACCGTCGAAGCCGTTGATCGAGAGAGTCCATGCCGTCGAGGCGCCGAAGTCCGCCATGAGGCCTACCAGGCGTACCGGCGCGCTTTGCGCCGAGCTCACCCTAAAACGCCCGCCAACTCCTTGTTGCGGGTACTTCCACACCCCACGCTCAAACACTAAACCAGTGCCTCCAACTACATCTGCAGGCAGTGCGTCTGTGAATTGTGCGCCGGGGGTCATCCACATCTGGACGGTGGTCCAGTGTTGGATCCTGACTTGTGCAGCGGTTTTCAGACTGGGCATGTTTATACCGTGATTTCTGTGCGGTCAGGACCGTATTCGTAGGTCTTTTCGAAGACGATTGTATAGGTTTCGCCGGGCTCTACAAACACTGGAGCGGCCCAGCCACCTGTGGCCGCAGTGACTGCCGTGCCCACCACTTTGCTGTATTTTTTGGTGTCCCAATCTAGCTTGCGATACACCCGGATGGTTGCGCCACCGATGGGCGTACCGCCCTGAGTGACGTATTGCAAGTTGTTGGTTCCACCGCTGTTCTCGGTTAGTGCAGTCACGTACAGCGATGGCGTGACGACCGGGGCGTTGCCCGCCTGGAAGGGTGTAGGAGCGCTAGGAGCAGAGCTATTGCCGTACTGATCTAGCACTTGGATTTGGTACCATCTGTAGGGCACCAGATCGTCGTTATAGAAGAAGCAGTTCTCCGCAGGTAGCCAGTTGGGCCCTGAAATCATATTCAGGATCTGCGTCAGCTGCGTATATGTACCGCCAATGCCCGTATCACTCTTCAATATCGTGTATGCCACGATATTTGGAGAGGTAGACGGTAACCACTTTATGGTCTGTGTAGCCATGGCCGTGTAGTGAGTATACCACGCGAAAAAGGCGCGGACCTACTGGACCGCGCCTTTTCGTAGTGTGTCGCTTAGCTCAGCGACGCCGTGGTGTTTTCTTCGTGGGCTCGGACGCGGGCTCTGGGGCCGGTTCCGCTGCGGGCTCAGCCGCGGGCGCTACCGCGAGCTCTGGAGATACCTCGGAGGGCGTCTCTAGTACGGGAGGCACCTCAGGCTCAGGCGCAGGCTCGGGAGCGGGCGGTGGGGGCGGGGCGGCGACAGGCGCAGGCGCCGAGGCCGCGGCTGGCGCGCTGTGCTCAGCGTCGAGTTCGTACGTCAGCATGCCCATGGCAATGTAACGCTGAACCAGCTCGCTATCGAGCGTGTCCTTGGTCACTCGCATGCGCATGAACGCAGGAGAACTAAAGACCAGCGGTTGTCCGCCATAGTCCTTGAGACTGCGCAGCTCGAGCACAGTCCCAAGAACCAGACGTAGCCAGTAGAGATCCGGCACAGGTACCGCTTATCAGGCGATGTCGATACGGCACAGCGACGCTGTGTTGCCGATACCGATGCCCGGGGCCGCGTACGTGTGGAAGAAGATCATGTCCGCTTCCTGCTTGATGAACAGCGTCGCGTCCTGAAGCAGGAAGAAGTTGCCGAAGAAGTTCTCCGGCGCGAACACGTAGACCGAGTGCGACGCGCCGGCCTGCGGCGTGAGGATGTCGGTCTTGATGGTCGAGACGACCGGAATGCCCCAAAGGCGCTCTTCCTTCTCGATGCCCTCGGCGTAGTGACGCGACGCTACGTCGTTACCGACGCTCGTGGCCGGGAGGTCCAGCGCCTCGTAGTAAGTCTGCTTGGTCATGAGCAGCTTACCGATCGGGAGGCGGCGGCCTACGAGGTTCTGGAAGCCCAGCTTGAAGGCCGCGCTGTTGAAGCCCGTGCCCGCAACGACCTGCGCCGGCGCAGCCGCGAGGATCGAGTTGGCGGTCTGGATGAACTTCAGATCTTCCTGGTCCGCCATGTCCTTCACGGAGTTATCCGAGAGGATCTTGCGGATGTCGTTCTGATAGGTCATCAGCTCGAACTTGCTCTTGCGGAAGCGCTGCGACTCGGTCTTTCCGAAGAAGACGGAGTAGCGCGGTCCGCGGAAGAGCGTGCGGGGGCCCGTACCGTAGAAGGGTACGAAGGTAGCCACGCTGTCGGGCTCCTTCTCTACGATCTTCTTCGGCTGATCCGTGTTCTCGTCACGGTCGATCTCGTCGTCCGATAGGAGAACCGGCGGAAGGATCTCGCGCACGAAAGCTTCCTGGCGGAGCTTGGTGCGGATGAAAGCCGAGCCTTCCTCGCTGGCTTCCTTCACGCGGCCCTGCTCGAGCTTGCGCACGAAGTTGGAGTTGATGAACTGCGCCGAGACCTTCTCAGTTTCGGTACGGTACGCCGGAGTCGTCATTTTTATTCCTCAGTCCTCAAGTTGTTCAGATGCCGGTGACCGATCAGATGTCGATCTCAACGTCGATCGTACCGTTGGTCGCGACGTTATTGGCGATGACAGTGCCGATGACCTGCGTGGTGGCCGCAGGGGCCTTATCCAGGAGGAGACCGGCGCCGTAGGTCACCTTACCCGCAACCGGGAAGGTCTGGGCTACGCCCAGCTTATCCGTGCGGATGGTGAGCTTGCCACGGAGGCACACTACCTTACCGACGAAGCGCGCCGAGAAGTCCGCGCCGTTGCCTTCGACAACGACGTATACCTGACGCGGATCAGCCGTGCCGAGAGTTACGTCGGCGGGCGAGGTCGCCACGTCTACGGTGCCCGCAGGCGCTAGCGTCACGATATACCCCGGAAGAAGGGTTACCGGTACGCCGCCAGGCGCGTTGGGCGGGAACGACTGGTCAACGCCGGCGTCACCTCCGGGTTCCCAGCCACGGAGTACGTCGAACTTGTCGGTAAGCGCGGCCATGTCTTTTTTCTCCTACAACCTGCAGAACTTGTCTGAGGATAGTTTGATGTAATCAGTCAGCGGTAAGCCAGCTTAGGAATCGGTCATCTGCCTGAGCGCTGGCTTCTTTCGTATTACGGGGTGCAACCGGCGCATCTTCACGATCTGCAGGACTGCCGAGTGCGGTCGGGGAGTCCCCAGTATTCTTGGCTACTTTAAGTAGCTGATCAAGGGTGTCAGTATCCAGGCCCGCTAGCTTTTCTTTCATGCTAGCGGGGATAGATTCACCCGTGGACGCTTCGAAGCGCGAAGCGAGCTTGCCGATGCGCTCGTTCCTGGCGCTATCCTCAGCGGTCTTCTTCTGTGTCTCGATGCCGTCGATGTAGTCAGCGACTGCGTCGAGAACATCAGCTACTTCAGCGTACTTCATTTTGAAGTCCTCAGGGTCTTTGTCAGATGCTCGAGGCCAACGGCCGCCGTAATCATCTTAGCTGTTTTTACAGCGCGCTCGGCGTCCATGTTGGCGCCGTGTGCGCGTACATCGGCAGCGAGCTTACGCAACTGCGTGCTTGTACCTGCAGAGCGGATCATGCGACGATGGCTGCTGGTCTTAGGCCTAAGCGGGCCCTCCGTAAGAAGCCTGCGCAGCGTACCATCGGCATCGTACTCGTCCGAAGTCCCGTCGGGGTGGTTCATGGTAAACCCCGGCAG